CAAATCGGGATAGTCCTTGAACCTTCCTCGTTAGAGGCTTGGCTGCTGATTGCCCATTGCTATAGCGTTTAGGATTTAACCATGCGCCATCCTGTCGTTTGTTTCTACTTTCGTCGCCACATGGGCACGACAGGCTTTAGGGGTTTCCAGCAATTCAGTAGATTATTTTTTTCGAACACATTACTGTGAACGTGAACTATGTATTGCGACTGCAATAATGCCAGGTCAAACCGTGACTTGTCACACATAATTCATGGCGTCGTCGTACAGCTTGGAGTTAATATTGCGCAGGTTGAACGCCTTGCCCAGATGGCCGAAGAACCAGGTGGTGATATACTTGATCAGCTTCGGCTCCGGCACGTCATCCTCCGGAATGGGCCGGTTGTCCTCCCAGCGCTTCGCCCACACGCCCAGCGGCGTGCTCTCAAGCTCTGCAGATTCGCCGTCTTTCTTCTGGTTAGGCTTGACATTCAGGCTGCTCAGCAGGCTGTTCAGCGCGTTCTGGCCGCGCTCAATGTCCTTGCCAGCAGCGATGTTCCGGTTGATGGACAATTCCTGTATACAGATCTGCTTGTACAGTGCCTCGTCCACGATGGGCAGCGGCTTTGGCAAGTCCTTCGTCCACCGGCTGAAGCGCATCTCAAGTTCCATATAGGCCTCTTCATTGAAGCCCGGTCCCCAAAACACCACAACCTTTGGGTCGACAACGTACTCGCGCGCCTCACCGTCATCGGCGATGTCTTCCACTTCCTCATCGGCCATCGCATTCTCCACCATCGGCTGTGACAGTACGATGCCCTGCTCATCGAGAGTATCGTCATAGGTCTTCCCGATGAAGTGGATCATGTACGTCTTGCCGACATACTGGCGGAAGCGCGAGTTGGACGTGTTGGCTTTGTCAACTGCCTTATAAATAGTAGGCGACCAATACAAATCGAACTTCTCGCACATGCGCTGCATGGCCTTCTCAGGATCGCCAAGCACTGTCCTGTAGTGGTTATACAACTCGTCCGTGCAATGATTGCAGACGGAGATATAGCCGCCCCAACCCCTGTACAGCTCGCTCTGCGAAGCAGCAAAGTTGCCCTTCTGCCGTTTGTACTTTTTGCCACAGCGGCTGCACATATATTCCTCGAGCTTCGGCGGCTCCGCCTTTGGCCTGCCGGGGCGGGTAGCAGATGGCAGTTTATCAACCTTGCTTATCTTCGGCATGCCATCACTCCCTCACGAAGCCCTCTCGCACGCTCCGCCTCAGCGAGTCGCCAGGAATGAATCTCGGATATTTGATCGACGGGCCGACGCTCTCCTCGCCCGTCACGCTATCTACGATTCTGCGTTCGCCGGTCTCCTTAACGCAGAACGTTCCAAAGCCGTGCAGCCGGACCTCCTCGCCTTCGGCGAGCGCCTCGGACAGCACAAGCATAAAGTCGTCGAGGATCAGCCGAGAGCTCTTCTTGGTGTAGCCCTTCTCGGCCAGACGATCGACGATGTCTTCCCTTTTCAACATATTAAAAACCTCTCCCCCATTACCCATTAAAGCCGCTCGAGGCCACGGTCGGCGTCGTCGCGCCGCACAATGTCCCCATCGGCAAAGTACATGGCGATCTTGTCGTCCTTAGGGTTGTCGTCGTATATTTTAAACATTTCCGACGAACTCCACCCGATTATCTGCACCACAACGCTGTCCGGAATGCCAGCCCTCGACAGGGCGGACACGAAGAAATGCCGCAGCGAATGCGCGTACCAGTCGCGGCCGGTGATCCTGCTGAACGTATTTGCCCAGCTATTAACTGTGGAGATCTCGACGTGCTCCTCCGGCTTGCCGGCCTTCGGGAACAGCCACTCGCTTTCGATGCCCTGCTCGCGCCGCTGCTCCATCCATCTGGCAAGATACGGGTCGAACCGCTTCTTCAGCGTGTAGCACTCCAGATACTTGCCGCCCTTCGTTAAAATGGGTGCGCTCTTGTATAGCGCACCGCTGCATACGACACGATCGTCGCCAAAATCTGAAACCTTGAACCTGCAAAGCTCGGACTTCCTACGGCCGCCGTACATCGCCAGCGCGACGTAGCAAGCCTTTTCATACTCACCGGCCTTGGTCAGCTCGTCCAGCAGATGCTCCAGCTCGCTCTCCTCCCACACGGTCTTCTCCCGCACGGGCACCAGCGGCGGATTCTCGATCTTGCGCACGATTGACCGGTAGTTGGCGAACTCCGGCTCATCGTCCGCCAAAATCCATTCGCAGTAATTGGACAAGCTGCTGATGGCGCTCTTCACGCGCCTGATCCTGGCGCTGGACATTCCGCTGGTCACCATCCAGTTCTGGAAGGCGATCAGGTCGCGCTTGGTCACCTTCTGGAAATCCTTGTTGCCAAGCTCGTCCAATATATATGTAAAGAAAATGGTCAGGTCTGACCGGTAGCCCTTGATGGTGCCGGGCGAGCGCTGGACGGACCGCAGGTACATCAGGAAGTCCTCCATCAGCCGCATGCTCGCCTTGTTGATTTGCGCGGTCTTCTCCGGGCTGGTGATCTTCGTCTGTATGGTCTTTCTCGGCACTCACACCACCCCCGTCACGCGACCGTCAAGTCCACGTCGTACACGCAGCGAATGCCGCGCTCGTTCACCACGCAAACGACCTGTTCAGGCTTACCGAACAAACGTTTGGTGATGCAGTAGTTGTCAGTGCCGATGAAGCTGCCGCTCTGGATAATCTTGATGCCCTGCACAACGTCGGTGGCGTTGTGGTGTCGGTGCCCTATGAGCACCGCATAGACCGGGCAGCCGACCATCGCCTGCAGATTCGTCACGCTCGTAATGCTCGGCTCGAAGTCGCCGTGGACGGACAGGTAGTTCAGCCCACGCACGGTCATCAGGTGCATCGTACTGTCGATCTTCGCGCCGTGGCCAATATGTACATTTTCAAACTGCGCCATCCTGGCCACCAGATACCACTCCACCAGATCGTCAAGGCGCTCCTGCAGCACCGCGTCGTCCTTCTTGTCGATCCGCGAATGATTCCCGGATACGCTGCTGAAGAACACGTTCTCGAACCGCCCGCTCAGTTCGCCCAGGAACTGCGCGATCAGTTCGGAGACGCCGGTGATCTGCTCGATCACATTCTCGCGGTTAGTCAGCCGGATCGACTGGTGGATGATGCCGGAGATACAATCGCCGTTACACGTCACGTAGCAGTTCTTCGCGTGGTGCGTTTCGGCGATCTCGATAATCCTTGCCAGGTACAGCCCGAACATCTGCCGGCAAATATCGCTGTTGAACTTGCTCCAGTAATTATCGTGCTGCGCGCCGTAGTGAATGTCATTCAGCGACACGATCAGGTCGTCGCCGTCATGCTGCGCCTCGCACGGGGTGTACTCGATCTCCGGCAGCTTGCCTGCCTCGATCGTCCGCTTCAGGATGTCGCTCAGCTCCTCGCGCCGCGCCTGCTCGCGCACCAGCCGGTTGTACTCTGCCCGGTGGTCGAAGAATCGCTGCCGCTCCTTTTGCAGCTCGATCTTCTTGAGCTCAAGCTCGCTGATCAGCTTCTGCTCGTCCTCGGGCTCCTGCGCGGTATCGGCGTCGACCAGCTGCAGGGTCTTCTCAGACCCGTACATCATCCTTCTGGCCACATCGGCCGAGTAGTCCTGGCCATACACGTAGGGCGCCAGTTCCGCGTAGTCGTAGTCCGCCAGGGTCTTGTCCACAAGCTTGCCTTCAATTAGCCGCTTGTGGTGCGCCAGCGCCGATTCGCCGGGCAGGCGCTCAAGCATGTTTGCCGCCATCGGACTTACACCCGCTTCGCAGGAACGCCACTACCTCGGGTCGCTCCTCGACGTAATAGTTATGAACAGTGCGCGTCGCCCTAATATTGGGGAAACGCTCCCTGAGTTTACGCATTTCAGTCTTGCTTGCTCTAATCATTTTCGATCATCCTTTCCATCTTCTGAAGTCAGCAGAAAAACAACTGCTCTTTCCTATCCATAAATAGGAATATTTTCTCGGGTCCTCAAACCGTGGGTACGGCCCCACGGTTTGAAGGTGCTTCTAAATTGTAAAATTCCATGGTTTTACGCGATGGAGCCTTGGAAATATTTCGCCCTGCTGGCGGCGCTGATCCGCCTCGCGCACTTGTCGCAGTACCTCTGGTGGTTGGATCCACGCCTTACCAGCAGCCCGCACTCGGCGCATTCCACGTACCTGTTGTCGGAAATGCTGTTGTAGCGGTACCCAAGATTCCGGAAGTCCGCCACCTGGATCACCGGCTCCGACTCCTCGTCGATGAACAGCACGCGCAGGCTATTGCTGTCCACCCGCTCGCTCATCTGTATGTATCCGGCCTCTATGAGGTCGTGGAGCATCAGCCCGCGCTTCTTGGTGGTCATCACCACGTTGGCCATCTTCAATATGTCGGACACGTCAACGTTCACCCATCCCTCGGTCTTCCCCGTCACCTTGTTGCGGTATTTTGCCAGGCACAGCAGCGCGAACAGGAAGCGTTGGCGTGTAACGCCATCCGCCTCCTTTATCCTGGCAATCTCGCTCTCCGTCACGGTCACCTCGTTCACGCGGATCAGCTTCCTGTCGCCGGAGCAGCTGATCGCCCAGTTGATCATCTTGGCGTACCGCTCCAGGTTCACCCCGGAATCGCACCTCAGCAGCAGCTCCTCAATTTTGCTGCGCATCTCGCGCTTGTTCATCCCCATCTCGTGCAGGTACTTGGCGTACAACATTATCGTGAACCCCGGCTTCTTGCCGAGATCCCTCCTCTCTATCGCCGACATCAGCCATTCCTCTTCGTTCAGGATGATCTCCATTGGCCGCCACCTCCAGTCTCGTCATGGAATACCTCTCCCCGCGATACTCGATATCCCCGTCGGGATCAAGCACGGGGTACTCAATCGCGCCGCCAGCGGCCGTCACGAGGTTCTCCAGTATCTCGTCGCCCACAAGATCCCAGGCAAACTGCTTCGCGCTGTTCCTGTGGTAGCACACGTCAATCGCTATGTCGCACTTCTCGGCCGAGCTGCCGAAGATAGCGTCGGCCTTTCGCCGGAACTCCTCGGCCATGATCTCCCTGTAGCCCTGCTGGCTACCTTTGCTGTTCGAGCGGCTTCGCTCGTCCTGTGCCAAGTCGGCCAGCAAGCGGAAGTGCTCGTCGTACAGCTGCTTGAAACTGTAGTATGTATGCTTGTTGTACTTCACACCGCTCTTCATGATTGAGCAGTCGAAGCTCTGCGGCGCGGTGTCCTCCGCGTCGCTGCCGTCCATCCGCTGTTCCACGCGCCTGCAGATGCGGTTCATCGTGCAGTTGTGGTCGCCCACAGGCATGAAGCGTTCGCAGTTGCCAAGGAAGCGGTCCATGTCCTCGGTCCGCTGATCCGCCGACAGCGCGTTCAGTTCATCCAGACTCATGCAGAACTTGGCCAGGCAGCTCAGGTTAGCCTTCCTCATAAACTCCCTGTAGTCCTTCATGATCTGCGGATAGATGTAGCGCATGAAGTAGGGCTTCCGGCTCGCCACCACGGCGCGCTGGAATTCAATATCCGCCTCGGCACACTCGGCGCTGATGGCGTGGCTGTCGTACCAGTACTTAGGCATTTGCTTGCAGATGATTCCCTTGGTTTTATCTCGTTTCCACCTTGTGTTTCCACAAGGACAAGACTATATCATGATCTGGCCACCCAGACCTGCGGCACTTCCCGCGTGGGAATTTCGCCCACGCAGTACAGGCTTCATCATCTCGTGGAGATGGTATGCCTTAGTCGTTTGACCTTCGGCGACGTCGCCGTCACCGCTTGGCACCGGATTCCCATGTCTGCAACATTTTTATGTTATTGGCGCGAACTCGCCGTAGTACCGCCGCTCCGCCGCCTGTCTCGCAAGTTCAGCCTCCTCAAAGGTGCTGTACGACCCAAGCTGGATAACTTGCCCCATGTATGTAATATGCGCGGCCCACTCGCACGTCTTGTCGTCGTACTTTACTCCAAGACGTCCCGACAGCGTATTGCTACTCACGGTCCTATTCCACGCATTTTGCTGTGCCGTGCACGTTCTCAAGTTCGCCCTTCTACAATCAAGGCGATTCCTGTTGATGTGGTCAACGAACAAATCGCATCCCATATTCTCGGTGCCAAACACCAGCAGTCTATGGAGCAATACCGCCTTGCCAAGCGTAGGCTCCCTTCCAGAGGCGTATCCATACGGCGTCTCATGCCATCCGATATGCTTTATCCTCTCGTAGTCATCAATATCAACGAGGATCAAGTGGCCGGTATTGTTCGCCACTATCTCGTAGTGGTCGCCATTCAGCTTGGCGACATTTGCCTTGCTTAGCAGCAGACGACCTCTCTCTGCCCGCTCACAGTCGCACCCCTTAGTGTTGCCGCTGAGCAGATTGTCGCTCGTGACCACCCTGATCTCGCCACACTTTTGACACCTGCATTTCCAGTAGAGTTTGCCGTGCACTATCTCCCCGGCTTCCTTTCGCTTCCTTTCGAGCGCCGTTCTCTCCTCATCAATACCCAGCACTTTCAGGCAACCAATCACCCTACCTGACAAATCAATCCTTTTCATCAAACACCCCCTTCCCTTAGAATTAATTAGTTGTTGCAGATTTAGGGTTCCCGGTTAGCGGATGCACTAACGCCCATTTCCTGGCGCTCCTCGCGTCGCATCCACACCCCGCATTTACGGGTTCACCGCATTTTCGATAAGCATCACTGCTTAAAGCCACGTAAGTTAGTCTTAACTATCATGGCATTTTGTTGGAAAGTCTGCCCGGACCTTATCCTGTACGCCAACGCACGATACTCCTCGGACCCCGGATCATACCGCGCCTGCACGTCGTACATGCTCGTCACCCGGTTGGTCACCTTGCCGACCTCATTACCGAATCCGTCGATGTTCGATTGGATCAGGTCCGCCTCCTCCACCACCTTCTTCGTGGCAGATTTCTGCGCACAGTACAGCGTCTTCAATCGCGGCGCTACCTCGCTGATCACCGGGTCATCGGTCACGTACAGTATGTCGCCGTCGAAGTCGCAGCCGTTCAGCGCGGCCGTGCAGGTGTCCCAGGCGTTCAGCAGCGTGCAAGTCGGTATGTGCCGGAACCAGTACCGCACCGCTTCGTCTCTGGCGACCTTCATCACCTTCACATTCTCCGCCGTGCTCATCGGTGCCCGGAAGCACACCACGCTCTCCGGCCCCGCGTCGTCCCAGTATTTGTTGTAAAGCTCCCCGGCTTTCAGCAGCCCGGTCACCTCCAGCCCGAACATGGACTGGCACAGCGCGTACAGGTCTCCGCCGATGATGGAGTAGTTCGCGTGCAAGTCGATCACGCCGATCTTCGCGTCGTCAATCCGCTTGCGAATCGCCCGGCGGATCTTCTGCCGGATGAACGGGTCGTCGTACATCGCCGGGTTGGCCATCACCGCTTGCACGTAGTTCGGCTGGCGCAACACGTTGTTGTCGTCCAGCCGCGTCCCCGCCATGAACAGCAGCGCCTTCCGGTAGTCCCCGTGCATCACGTCGTTGATCTCGTCCACGGTCGGCTTGATCAGCCGGTCGATTTGCTCGTCCGTCATTTCCAGGCACTGCAGAAATTGGTAGTTCGCCGCCCGCCGGTTCTCGAGCTCCCTCGGCGCGTTCTTCGCGATGCCGAAGCTGTACCCGTTCTCCGCGCAGCAGGCCAGGTAGTGCTCCACGCTGTCGTAGCAGTTCCACAGCTTGAGCATCGACGTGGTCAGCACCAGCTCCACGTTCCCGATGTCCACGTCGTGCCCCCAGGCGTCCTTCACGATCCGCGTCCCGGCCACCCTGTCCGCGAATTCAATGAAGTCGAAGGCGAACACCACGCCCTTCTCCCAACTCTGGCGAGTGTTCAGCGCCCCGGCGGTGTAGCCCAGCTTCAGCTCCTGCGACCAGCGCTCGGCCAGAGACGGCAGCATCAGCCCACAGCCGTCCGACGCGTTCAGCTCCACGTCGAACCCGTTCCATTCCCGAAGCTCGGGCTCACCGTCGTTCTCGTCCGTCAGGTACAGCACGTCCTCCTTGAACCGCGTGATGCAGTCCTTCACCACCAACACGCCGTTCGGCATCGACACCGGCGTCGACCCGCTGCAGGTCAGTGCCCGGTAGGCTTCCAGCTTCGCGGCCACCAGCGGCACGTCCTTGTTGCGCCCGTTGTCGATCTTGTCCCGCAGCGCAGCCACCAGCTTCTCGTTCACGAACACCACCGTGTTGTTCTTGATGCCGCCGCTTGTTCCCAGAAGCCGAGCGTACTTCACGCCGTTGATCTCAAATCCCCGGCAGGCCCGCAGGTAGTCCTTGTTCTTGTCCACCACCAGGTGCATGTAGTCCGGCTTGAACTGGATGGCGTCGATCATGCTGTACAGCTCGCGGATCCTCCGCCGGCTGGTCAGCGTGTCGTACGTCTTTCGCAGCGCCTTGATCTCCCGCCTCAGTGCCCGTATGCGCTCCTCCTGGTCGGTCACGCCGTTGATCTGGTCGATCCATCTCAGCATCTGGCTGTCGCCTATGCTGATCATCTCGTCGTTCTCCCGCGCCTCGGCCAGCGTCAGCCGCAGCTTCCACCGCGCCTTCTTCAGCCGGTCTGTGTGGATTTTAAATATGTATTTTTGCGCCGTCTGCTGTGATGACAACAACTATCACTCCCCTTCACAACGCCCGCGCTCAGTCGAGGAAGTCCAGCTCGCCGCTGCAGTAGTCCATGTACTCCTGCCAGTCATCCATGAACCGCGCCCGCCGAACCCGCTCCGCAGCGTCCTCTAACGCCTGATCAATTCCGGCCGGCGTATAATGGTCGCACGGACATTCGTAGCCGCAGATGTCCTTCCAGTAGCACTCCCCGCATTTTCCCCCGTTGTTTCGCAATTCTCATCACTCCTTCCAGCCAATTCGTTAATCCATCCCTGCAGCAGCCCTCTCATGCGCTTGCTGGGGACATATACCCACATCTCCTCGCCACGCCGTATGCAGCCGCGCCACAGCCACTGCACCATGTTCGCCAGCGCGTACTTATCCGGATCAATGGCCACGCCCTTCGCCTTGAAGTAAGTCCAGATGTTCGGGTTCAGATAGACGTTCACGCAGTAGGCCAGCACCGACCGGTCCTGGAAGTCATTGGTCGCTCGGGCATTCCAGGCCAAATTGTTCCGGTAGAACCCTCTGTCTCGCACCTTGCCTACTGCTTCCTTGAACGTGCACCACAGACGCCCATCAGACCCGATGCCATCCGGCACATAGTGGCGGAAATAATTGTTCAGGTTCTTCCGTATCGTCTCCAAACGCCCGTTCTCCACGTTGTAGGCGGCGGTTCTGTACCAGCTGGCTGACAGCGCCGTCGGCTTGTCGCCAATGCTGTTCAGCCGTGCGTTGTCGCAGATGTGCAGCAGTTGCACCAGCTCGGGCGCCCTATCCTCCATCGGCTCATCCGTGAACCTGTACTTGCCCTCGTCGTCCCTACGCACTCCCATGTATCGGTAGTCAATGCCATAAATCTCCAGCATCGCCTTCATGGGCATCCCGTCGAACATGTACGTCAGCACGTAAACCTCCTCGGACAGCGCCAGCAGATCCTTGCTCAGTGCCCAGAAGTACACCTGCCTGCGTTCGCCACGGCCGTTCTCTCTTATGTCCACCAGAAGATTGTTCCGCGCCTTCCCTACCACATCGCTCAATCGGCCGCCGCTGTACTGCAAGTCCGGCTTCAGCTCCAGAACCTTCACGCCCTCCGCGTCGCTGTCGTCCAGCTTATTGAACCAGCCTGCCCTCGTTAACATTCGCATGTCGCCGTCGGATATTGCCAAAGGCTCGAAGACATCGATCACCTCGTCGATGAACACCACGTACCCGCGCTCCGTGATCATCCGCACCGTCTCCGGGTCGCACACCTTGAACAGCGCATGCGTTATCGCCACGTTCCTGCCCGCCTCCACCAGCGCCTTCAGGTGGTTCGCCTTCCTGAACCTGTGCTCCCTCATCGTGTTGGTGGGTGTCCAGAAGCCCAGCTCCGAGCAGGCCTCACAGATCCGCTTGGTCTCCTCAATGAACGGCGTGATGAACAGGTACCGCTTGTCCGGGTGGTCGTTCATGTACTGGATGGCCGCCGAGGTCTTGCCCGTCCCCATCCTCGCATCCACTACGTTAATCATTCGCTTAACCTCCTTCTGATTTTTGGGTACAAAAATCCGCCCTCTCCCTTGAAGGGGCGGAAATGCTTTCCGATTTTTGGTTTTCAGGCCGGTGTTGACACTGATTTTCTCATACTGCCGGGCACTCCCCCGGTTTTGGGTGACTTCTGCCCTTAGAATAAGAATAATCAGTTGATGGAAACATTTTTCAGCTACGTCGCAGCCCGTGGGCTCTATTGTAGCCCCTACTACTATTGTAGCCCGTGCTACGACGTCGCCCGTTGTAGGCGGGCTGTCCGGTTGCCAGAAGGACGATCCATCTGCTACCTGCCGATCCGATCTGCCCGCTCACTATCCGCTGTCCGCCATCGCCATCACCATCACCTCCCGATTCGTACCAACCTGTCGGTATTGTATCCGGGAGGTCCCCGATCGTCAAAGGCGTTATGTTAAATGATTGTGACATTTTTAATTGTTCCCAGAAAGGGAACGATCAAGCCGTAGCCTCGCTTATCGTGATCACCGTTCCGTTAGTGTCCACTGCCGTTTCGTCCAGCACACCAAGGCGGGTATATCCTTCCAGCATTCCCAAATTTAAATTCCTGTAGGCCTCTTCAATCTCTTCCCCGGTAATACCAATATAATCCAGGGTTTGAGCGGAGGTGGAGTGTCCGAACATCTTCTGCAGGAGAAGCAGCTTGCGGGGACTGTTACCGGACATCACCATTTGATGATAACCGAAGGTCTTGCGGAGCGTATGAGTGGAGACACGGCTTGTGATCCCCGTCTCTCTGGCAATATCCTTCAGTATCCTGTCCACTGATACTCTCGTCATCGCTGCGTTGCTGTTCTTGCCGTGGTTGCTCTCGCTTTTGAACAGGTAGTCGTCCAGCCTGCAGGTGATGCCCTTGCTGTTCATATCCCTCAAGTACATCGTCACCGCTTCGATCACCGCATCGTTTATGGTGATGTAGCGGTTCTTCTTAACCCTCCTGGTGTTGGCTGTCTTCTTCTCCAGTATCGGGAAGCTCGTCCTGAAGACCAGGTTGTCGTCCAGCAGCATGGAGAACTTCAGCCTTAGCAGGTCACTCACTCGCAGTCCAAAGTTGATGCCTACGATGAACAGCATGTTGTCCCTGTAGCGCTTATGCTCGATCAGGTACTTGGAGATCCGGATGATGTCCTCCACGTTCTTGATCGGTTCGGCTGCGTGCTCACTGGTGGCCAGGAAGGGAGATTCTCCGGATCCTGGTAACATCAATCCGTCGTTCAGCTTGCGGCGGGTCGTGGAGGCTTCCACTCTGCTGATGTCGATGACGGTGGACTCGGGGGTGGTGACCGCCTTGGCGGCCGGGTTCAGGATGATGATGTCTCCCATTATCTCTACCTCGCTTCTTTGCCGGTCGGGCAAACGTCGCTTCTTCGTCGGCAATATATATAGGGGGTGTTCCCTATCATTTCCCTGCAATACTATTATATCCAAAAGCACTAAAAAAGTACACGAGTTTTGCAGCTAAATGATTCATTTTTGCGTTAACATTTGATTACGTGGTTTATTTTGAGGGGATGGGGTTGGGTTTTCGGTGCATCGTTTCTCTGGCAATTTTCTGAGTCGTCAGGAACAAATGGAGGGAGGGAGGCGTGGTTTGCGTGGGCGGAAATGGGTGTAATTTCGGGGGATTTGGGTGGTGGGAGGAGGAACAGCTTCTGCCCGGGCTGGGCGCGGTTTGTGGTGAAAATGTGGAAATGTGGGCCCCCATCAAATGGATGGTACATAGCCGTGAATTGTAACATAGCCGACGGACGGAAAGACGACAGTCCGCGACAGTAGCGGCGGCGTATAATGTCATTGTAGCGACAGCGGCGGCGGCGGCGGCGTGTTTGTCTCAACGGCTTGACAAACATTGACATTTGTCAAGGTTGACTGTTTACAACATTCAACCAACGACTATTAATTATGTCGTGACGCATGCCACATTCATATTTAACCAATTCTTAACTTGCAATCGTCCATTGCGGCGCTATAATGATATTGTAGTCGGACGGCTACAAAATAGCGTTTGCGCGGACGCCACACCCCGCGCAAGCCGCGACAGCGGCGGGAAGGGGAAACCATGAGTTACACTATCATCATCACGACGGCGGACGGCAAGCAGGAAACGCGCATTGTGGATGCGGTGAACGCAATGGAAGCACACAACGCCGTCACTATGGTAAACGGCGCAACGGCGCGCGTTTATCCTACTCTCATTGACGACAGCGGTATTAACACACTTGGAATCATGCGCGGCGCGTTGTTGGTTGCGCGGCGGACGGCTGTTAACACTGTCAAGCGCGGCGGCGGAAACACTGGGATTGATAGCGGCGCAACGGAAAAGGCAAGGGAAAAGGCAACGGCGGCGGCGCGGCGAATTTCCGCGAACGTTTGCGGCGGCGTTGTAAATCGCATGTTTGCAATGTTGGGCGAACTGAACGCCGCGAATGCGCGTTGCAACGGCGCAACGGACGCCGCGCGAATTGACGCCGTCATGATGGACTATTCGCAGGATACGCGCGAATTTTTCAGCGTTGCGGCGACGGCGTTGTGGGATGGAATAGCGGCGGGCAATGATATTTGCGAATGTTATCACGGCGCGTTTATCGCGTTGAATGAGTATGTTAGCAAACAACGCGCCGCGACAGTCCGCGAACTGTCGACGGAATACATTATTGACGGCGGCGGCGATATTGTTGCGTATAATGGTGCTATTGCGCAAATTGTGCGCGGCGGCGAAAAGTGGACGGCGGCAAGCGGCGCGGGCATGGACGGCGCAACGGCGGCGCGACTTGGCAACGCTATAGCAACGGCGGCGGCAACGCTCAACCCGACGCAAATCCGAATAGTTGAATTGCTCGGGCGTGGCTATTCAAATAGGCAAATTGCCGCAATAACTGGACGTAATGAGTCCACCGTTAACAGAAATATCGCCATCATTCGCGCGGCAATGGGTGACGCTATGCAAAACGGCGAATTTGCGGCAATGATTGACAGCGCAAAAACGGCGGCGGCGGCGCGGACGGCGAAAAACGGCGCGGCGGCAAGCAATGCAAATGGACGGCGGACGGGAAGCGGCGCGGCAAGGGGCAAAGAGAACAAAAAAGCAAGCCAAAC